AGCTGTTTCTAACGCTATACCATATTATGATTATTATTTAAAACTACTTTACAAATTAGCTAAAAAAAAGAGCTATAATAAAGATGTAAACAATAGATATAATAAGGAGTGAAAAAAAGTGACATATTCAAAATATGTAACTGAGAACTATCAACTATGTTCTCCGAATTCGGAATTTCGCAACCATGTAATCGATACAGTGACTATTCACTGTTACGTTGGCCAAGTTTCAGCGGATTCCATGGCTAACTGGCTCTGTAGTCCAGAATCTGCTGCATCAGCTAATTATGCAATAGCATGTGATGGAACAATCGTTGGAATCTTGCCAGAGGAGCGGCGTTCCTGGTGTAGCTCTAGTCCGGAAAACGATCACAGAGCAATTACGATTGAATGTGCGTCAGATGACTTTGAACCGTATAGAGTTAGGCCAGCAGTATACAATGCTTTGATTAAATTACTGGTAGATATCTGTGAACGTTATCCCACAATCGGAAAACTTAGATGGCGAGCCGACCCTACGATAACTTATAGAGCTGTCCAAAATATGACAGCGCACAGATGGTTTGCTCCAAAGGCGTGCCCCGGTGACTATTTATACAGCCGTTTTGGGAACATTGCTAGTGAGGTTAATAAAATCATTGATTCTAAGCGAAAACGTCCTTATAAAGATGGTAATAGGCTTAAAACGCTAAAGAGAATGACTGTATATAAGGACTATAGACCTCGTAAGCCGATTTCTATTGAAGACGTGCCGTTGTCTACACGATCTAAGTATAATATAACAAAGGACGGCTACGTACAAATTAAAGCCGGTATCAAAGTAAAAGTAAGGGAACAGGTAGTAGTAAGGCCAGGTTGTACGTATGTTAAAATCGCAAGAGGGTGGATATTGGCCGAATATAATGGAGTAAAAGGTTTGGGTTAAAAACCTATAAGGAGGTGATAAAATGAAGGTGAAGAGATTAGGAACGGAACTCGATGTTTTTTACAAGGACGGAACTAAGGCATTGCACTGGTTTCCAGAGGAAATTACACGCCCGAAGTATCTTGACTGGCTGTCAAAGCATGACCCTCAGGAGTACGAAAAAATAAAGAAAGCTAGAGTGTCAGTTTACCGCTATTTTGAGTATGATATTCCGCCGGAAGTGATGATGGCACATAAAGTAGCTGATCTTGGCTATAGTAACTGCGGGACCTATAGAAGAAAAAAGGAGAATGAAAAATGAAAAAAATCAATGTGAGATCGAAAGTAAAATATGCTGGAATCGAAGATGGAAAGGTGACATTAACATTGTCTTTAACGCCAGAGCAGGAATCTGCCCTAGATCGTGTATATGAAGAAGTAGATACAGAGGGATGCGCATCAACCCCAACGAAAGTTGATAGAGACGGTAAGCTGTATTTCAAGGCAGTGACCCGTTATGCAGTTAAAGTATATGAAAATGGAAAAGAATCTGATTCTATCTCAGTTGGAGATATTGGAGAAGGTTCCGAGGTGGTGGCAAACGTGTCAATTGGTATTAGCAAATACAGAGGAAGAGCTTTCCTTGTTGCCTATTTAAGTGCAATTAATATCATTGATATGGTTTGGAAAAAACCATTCAATCCGTTTGAAAATTCAGACGAAATTTAAAAAAGAAATAAAAAACACCCTTGACAGGGGTGTTTTTTTATTGTATAATTATATCATAAGGGAGGGTTTTTATTATGAGCGAATTAAAAAGAAGTTACCAGAAAGAGTATAAAAGAGTGAAAAGCCTTGTCAGGTCTTTTGAAAAACGCGGATATGTCGTTCCAGAATCCATAAAGTCAATTAAACCGATGTCAGAGACAAGGGTTTCAACCCGGTCGCTGACACGGTTAAAAAATATCACGCCGGAGTCCTTATATCGCAGATCACGCTACATTACACCAGAAGGAAAAGAAACGTCCGGTGTGCGTGGTAGAGACCTGGAAAGAGAAGCGTCAGCACGGAAATCCGCTGAAACAAGAAAGAAATCAAAGAACAAAGATTTATGGGTCGAAATAGTATGGAAAAACGTTGTCCAGCCGATGATCGACCGGTTGAAATCCGGTGTCCCGGAAACGTATTATAGCAAACGTGGATTAGTTCCAAAGGCCGATGAAGTCATTCAGCTGCAGAAAAAAGCGGCTGGTGAACTTTTATCATGGTTGCAAAATACGGATAATCGTATAAAAATAGCAACAGCCGTTTTCTATGCGTATAAAAAAGGTTCTGATTTAGCAGATGCCCTGAATACCTTTTTGGAAAGTGGGTATTTGAGTGATGTGCGTGGGTCACTGGAATTTTTAGCACAAAATATTGGATACACTGGCGACATTTCTATGATATCATTTTCGGACGGTGTGAATTATGAAGAAGAGATGCTTGGATGAATCAGACATATTTGCATGCGACTTCGAGACTACGGTATATGCTGGCCAGGAAAGAACAGATGTTTGGGCTGCCGCCTGCGTTGCGTTGCATTCTGAGGATGTACGTATATTCGGGAATATTACGGATTTCTTTCGGTTTTTTGTGGATATGCGTAAAACAGTGCGCTTATATTTTCACAATTTGAAATTTGATGGAAATTTTATATTAGATGCCCTCATGTATCAGTGGGGGTATCGACAAGCATATCTGCGATTGCCAAATGGAGAAATCAAGGAAATACCAGATAGGGATATGATACCGAAAACGTATAAATATAGCATCTCAACAATGGGTCAATGGTACAAAATAATCATCCGGACCAATAAGTACAAAACCATCGAGATATACGATTCCTTAAAACTTCTTCCATTTTCTCTCAAAGTTCTCGGAAAAAATTTTGGCACAAAGCATCAAAAGCTGGAAATGGAATACAAGGGTTTTCGGTTTCCAGATTGTCCACGCACTCCAGAAGAAGATCAATACATCAGTAATGACGTGCTTGTGCTAAAAGAAGCTCTTGAGATTATGTTTTCGCAGGGTCATAACTCCCTTACGATTGGGTCAGAGTGTTTAAAAACTTACAAGGCCATGACAGACGATGGGTTTTGGAAATGGGACTCGTATTTTCCGAATCTCTATGATATGCCAGGGACAGAGGACTTATCCGCAGGCGAATGGATTCGGAAATCCTATAAAGGCGGCTGGTGCTATTTACGGAAAGGCTGTAGCGGGTCTACCGTATACAACGGTACTACTGCTGATGTGAACAGCCTGTATCCGTCCATGATGCACAGCATGAGCGGGAATTACTATCCAGTTGGAATCCCTCATTTTTGGAACGGTGACTATATCCCAGAGGATGCTTTGATAGATAACCGGTATTATTTTCTTCATATTCGCACAGGTTTTATGCTCAAGAAGGGGAAGTTGCCATGTATCCAGATCAAAAACAGTGCGATGTATAAGTCCACGGAATGGCTGGAAAGCTCATTAATTGATGACAAATACCGGGAATTACCTGGGCCTGATGGTGTCATTACTAGCACAGTTGACCTATATGTAACGATGACAGATTGGCAGTTGATAAAAGAGCATTATGAACTTTGGGATACAGAAATTATGAATGGCTGCTGGTTTCGTTCACAGCTTGGCATTTTCGACGAGTATATTGATAAATTTGCAAAAATTAAAAAAGAAGCAAAAGACAAATGCACAAGAACGATTGCGAAATTATTCTTGAACAATTTGTACGGGAAAATGGCAATGTCTACGGACTCCTCCTTTAAGTTTGCCGAGCCTATGAATGACAGTTTTGTTTTCCACGATATCCATGCAAATGAGAAGCGACCGGGTTACATCCCATGCGGTTCCGCCATTACCTCATATGCCAGATGCTTTACAATCCGGGCGGCGCAGGCGAATTACCACGGAAGCAATCGACCTGGCTTCCGTTATGCGGACACGGATTCCATCCACTGCGATTTACCGCCGGAAAAAATAAAAGGAATAAGGGTACATGACAAGGACTTTTGTTGCTGGAAACTGGAGTCTTGCTGGGACAGTGCGGTATTTGTACGGCAAAAAACATACATCGAACACGTAACGCACAATGATCTGGAAGCGGTTGCTCCTTATTATGACATCAAGGCTTGTGGTATGCCTGCCAGATCAAAGGAGTTGTTGCTATCCTCTATGCTTGGCACAGCAAAAATGTCCGAATGTAAAACGGTGGAGGAATTACAATTTTTATTTTCTTCCGGAAAGCGCATGATACGTACTTATGATGATTTCACACCGGGGCTTAAAGTACCTGGGAAGCTCCGTCCTGTGAGAATACCGGGAGGGGTTGTATTGCAGGACACTTTTTTCACTATGAGGGATAGTTAAAAACCACTTGACAAAGTAGTAAAAATGAGTTATAATAAAGCCATAAAGAAGGAGGATGAAGCTATGAAAGAATCTATAAAAATTCTATTGTGCTTTTTCTTTGGTGCTATTTTTATGACCATCGTAATGTTTGCATGGGTGGGCTTTGAAACAATTTGTATGTAAAGGAGTAATTGAAATGGAGGTATGTGTGATATGAAAAACCAAATAAGCGAAGATATAAAACGGGCGATCTGTAAACGTAATCATTATGAAGTTGCAAAGAAGCTTCTGGATGATTACTATTATGACCAATGCGGGCATATCGATGCATATTCCAGAGACATGGATTTAAAGAGACTCTTTCCAATTAAAATGGTGTATCCATTCCACGATCATTTGTGCTATGTGCTAGGATTGGAAGGAGTTAAATACGTGATTATTATAAAGGTGAAGCACCAGTTCTTGCATGCCAGGTACCATGATTTAAACGAAGTTTTTGACGAACTTGGTGTAAAAATTGACTTAAAGAAATAGGGTGACATTTCGTCACCCCTACTTTAAGTCATCTTCCGAGCCGCATATAACTGTTTTACGTTACATCCGGCACTGTCAAATATAATGGTGTCTCCGCTAGTAATACTGATGCGGTTTTCTACTACATAATACCCCTGATATTGCAATCTTGCGTTACTGGATAGGGTAGCCGCGGAAGTTAACGTTCTTTTTCCACTGACGCTCTGCTTAATATAACCGTGCATTACACCGTTTGATACGACGATATAACTTTCCGTGATTTCTGTACCAGGGAATAATTTAGCTGCGTCAACTTCAAAAGACTTCTCGTACCAGCCATCAATATTCAGAACGTTTCCGTCATCTTCTATCGTGCAATTTTCTTTATAGCAGGCTGCATCTACGATGCGATACAAGGAGTTTTCCGCCTTGACGAACCTGTGAACAGGGTTTGTCTCATCTTCAGAATGGAACCCGCCAACGGTACAGCTCTGGCAATTCGACATTTCAAACGCTCCTGCTTTTGTAGCTGCCGTGTTATAATTATCACCACTCATGCTTACCAAAAAATTGGACGACAGGCACTCATTTGCAACAAAGCAAGCCGCACTCATATGTTCTGCACCACATCCAATCACCTGAATTCCCTTGCATTTCGAAAACCGGTAACCGTTAACAGCGCCGGAATAACTGTCGGTTGCGCAGGAAAGGAACGTTGAATAAAATAGGTTGTTGATGTAATAGCCAATATAAGCGCTATTTACCGCCCAGCAATTGTCAAATGTTAAACTGGTTCCATTAACCCTTGTACCGTCATGATAAAAGCCATAGGCTCCGCCATGCGTACTAACGTCATAAAACGTAGACTTAAACAAGTTGTCCATATAGATACAACAACTGCCCGTGCTTACATTAGACATATATACGTACACGTGTTCTAAATTAACATATCGCATTGACTTGTTCACATTCATCGGACCTGGTTCTATGTGAATAACGTGCGCGCCAGTGGTCGGGTTCGTTCCGCAAATTGCCATGTTCTGAATCAAAACACCAGGCACACTTATTTGTATGGACGGGGATGCGGTACTGATGATGCTGTGTTCCTGAAATTGTTCCGCAGTGTACTTATCCGTTGACATATCAAACACCCAGCCTGTATAATTGCCCTTCAGGCAGATTGGCTTGTCCAGGAAAATGGTTTCAGTCAGACGCATCGTTCTGCGCGGAAACATCACAGTCCCATGCAACGGGCAGTCCTTAATCGCTTCTTTTACCGCGTCAGTATCGGACATTCCTATGTATGTTACATAATGCTGGACATACGTATAGTCTGGGATTTCACCTTTCACAAATTTTTCTAAAAGATTCTGGAAATCCTCAGACTCCAAATAATCCGTCAAAATCACGTTAAAATTCTGAACAATCTGATCGTACTGTAGCACCAGCTCATTCACTTTGTCAAATACCTTGCACAGCACCTCATAATAACTCAGACTGTCATCATATGCAAGCGGTAACACTTTTTGGCAATAAAAACGTAGTTGTTCTCTTGTCACCATGTTTTTTCTCCCTCCTCACCAAAGTCTTAGAAACAAATCTCCAAGCTCCTCAATTACCATCATGTCCACGTTCAGAATCTGCTCCCGGTACTCTTTTATCGCCGCGGCATAACTCTGCCCGCCGCGTTTCCCCCAGACATGGATGTCTCCCGTTCCGGTTCCGGTATTATCCCGGTTTTCGCTTCTGCTCCCGGTTTCAGTTCCCGTTTCTTCCCGCGTTCCCTCTTCTTTTACGGTTCCGGTGTTTGCTCTTGTCCCGGTTTCCGTTGTTGTACCTGAACTGGATCCATTGTCTGAGGTCGTTCCACTTGTTTCTGTTTTCCCATCTGAGGTTCCGTTTCCGTCCTGCGTACTGGAGTCCGTTGTTTTTTCCGCGCTGGTCAAATACTGCTCCGACTCAAAATCGCTCAAGTCGTTTTGCGGGGTGTCACTGCGAATCGTTTTGCTTGTTTTGGAGCTTGTGGTTTTATCGGTCGTTTTTCCGGTAGTTGAAACGGTAGTTGAAACGGTAGATGAATCGGTGGTTGAACCGGTAGTCTCACTGGAGTTGGACGTTGCTTCACTTAGGTCATCTGTGCGGGTGTCCTTGCTTTTTCCGGTGGTGGAACTTTCCCTGGACGTTGTCCCCGTTGTGGTTTCGGAGAACGTATCGTTGTTTTCGTGATGTTCAAAATAATCAACGTCCTCGAGCGGAGAATACTTAAAATCAAGCGTTTTATACAGCTCGTTGTAAAACGGCATGATCTCCTTCATCTTCCGATTTAAGTTGAGCTTCCAAAGACCAACGGTTTCAAACCCAATTTCCCTGGTGTAGTAGTGTGCAAGGATTTTCTGGCAGAGTTCTGACCGTTTTTCTTCCTTATAAAAAGGAATGCCAGGGGAAAAGATTTTGTCCCAGCTCTTTTCCAAAACGCTTTCTACGTCTGAGAATCCAACGGATTCGGAAAGCCCGGCAGCCGTTTCGCAGATAAAGCGTACTTCCGTGGTGTATTTACTCATCCAGTTCACCCCCGCCCGAAGTTTCTGTTTCCGCATCAAACCGGAACTTGACTGACGCATTCCAGCCAAACAATTTGTTTGCTCTCTCCAGCATCTGCTTTCTTGCTTCCAGTCGGCTATAACGTCCAGCAAGCGTTCCTCCAAGAGAACGGTTAACCTCATCGGTGACCATGCGCTCTTTTTTGGTTATGGAAACGTTACTGATGCCAAGATAGGTCATGGCTTCGTTCCAGATATTTGTTTTTAGCTCAAAAATCCGGTCTGCGATATACGGGGCATCCGTGGAAAGCACGGAAAAGTCATGCATATCCAGGTCTTTATCCCCAAATATGAACGGCTGATTTCCGTCATATTCCTTATACAGATTTAACATGGTTAAACGTTGGGATTCCGATGCGCGCACCAACACGGGTGTCTTTTGCGCATTGGAATTAACGTCAATGATGCGATCTAGATTATAGAGACGCATTGCAAACATTTTCAACAGCGGCTTGATATCACGTCGGGTCAAGTTGTTAAATCCGATAACAGATGTATCCAATGACAAGTCTCTTTGGTATCCGTTATACCGGGAGTAAGCGCGGAACTTAACCGGGTTCCCGTAAACATCAAAGTTGCCAGCTTGCGTACAGGACAGTGATAGATAAGAGTCAACACCCTCATCATAGAAAAGTGCAATCTGTCCGTTCTCATACAATTCCAGTTCCATGTACCGGGGGTCTACCGTATCCGGTAGGCCCTCATAGGAAAAAGACGTAATCGCAAGTTCAGAAAGGCGCTGGTAGTAGTCCTGCCAGGTACACATGTTTAAAAACAGCGACTGACCGAACAAGGTTTTCTTTTTTGACATAGTTAATTACCCCCCTCTCCTACCCTACTGTATTGTCCAGTTCATAATGGCCGACTTGATCACCAGACTTCCACCAGGTCACCCCAGACAAATAAGCATTCCGGATTTCATCTTGGTGCGGCTCTGGGATTCCTAAGTTGCCACCTGTTGTTGGCAAGAGATTCACTTCACTACATTTCAGATACGTATACACCTTGCGTGCATTTCGAACCGGTTCCATAAAACGGTTGACGGCATAGCCAAAGCGGTCAAAATATGCATCAATTCTTTGGGCAAACTGCGCCCGAATCGTTTTAAAATAAAATGCAAACCCCACATTGCCAATCGCTGTGTTCAGACTGTCGGTCTGCGCTGACCCATACACCGGGTCGGGGTGGCTGTCTATATCGTACTGCTGTGCCATTTGACCAGCGATGGAAGTTCCTGCTCCAACCGCCGCCCCGATTGCCGCCCCCGGTAAACCACCAGCAATACCACCATGGATACCACCTGCCACGCCGCTTACTATATTTTTCAGAATAGCGGCTTTGTTCTGAGCCAGATACGCTTTGTACGTATCACCTTCCCAGGCATTGACCGGAAAACTTGTTAATGTAAGTCCACGGTCATAATCTTTCTCAATACCTGCATGGTTGACAGGATAACAGATCATGGCTGGCGACGAAAGGAAAGTTCCCTGGACTTCAAACTGCGCACCTGCTAACCCCCATTCTTCCCAGCGATACTTAATCACTTGACCAGACTTATTTGTAGCAACTAACTGCGTATACGGGTACTGATACAATTTTTTGTTATGCGGCTTATACCCGTCAAAATTATCTGGCATATTCATGACTGGCAAAAGCAAGTCAAGAGTATCCGGTTCCGCACTGGAACCAAGAACTGTAGGGTATTCATACATGGCAACAATTGCATTTTCTTTTCCTGAGCCAATGTAGGACTCCAGAAGTGCATTTAAGTGGGTCGCATCTCCAGTTACTGGCTGGGTCATAATATGCAATGGACTGTATATTTTATTGTAAAATTTTCCCGTTGGTTTCTCGCCTGTGGATGTAGTGCCAGTCATGATGCAAACAGACATATTGCTATAATCTGTAATGTATCTGTCGATTGTCACATAGTCACCTGTTTCCAGATTTTCAGGAACTAAATTTTCAAATAAACCGTCCGTAAGAGAATGCATACGCTCTACCCAGCAATAGCCTAAACGGTAGTTAAAATGGTAAGTCTGTAATGAGTCTATATGGAAATACATCCAGGTACATCCATCGTTAATGTATTCAACGCGAGTGACAAATGCGTAAAACCACTTACTGGAATAGGATGTATTCTGCCACATCAGATAGTTGATGTGATAGCAATCGGATACCGGACGGTTTACACGGATACGTTGTTCCTGACGCTGGAATGTACAATCCAGCATGGAAAACTTGGCTTTGCCTAAAAAATATTCTGTCTGTGCTTCCTGCGTTAAAAAATAGATACTATTTTTATAAGAGGGGTCCAGTGGGACCCCTTCCAGGAAGTAGATTTTTGTTTGCTTTGTCATAGCTCATAAATTCCAACATCAAATAAAGACACGGCAGATGTTTCCTTCGGTCTCAAAATATACACACCAGTTCCGTCTGGGCCAGAATAAGTCGGAAATGAGATAACGTATGAAATGTGAGTAGCAGAAACACTCATCTTGGCCCCACCTGATAGAGAAATTGATCTCTCCATGTTTGAAGAAAGGTTAATTGCGTCAACATTCATCTTAGTCCCATCAACTGTAACATTGCCGTCTATTGACCTAAGCAAAACAATATATGTTTTATTTTCGCTAAAAACAAACGGAATATCAAGTTTAACAAATGTTCCAACCTTCTCCTCATCACTCCAGGTATGCTTTATATCTTTAAATAGACGAAATATTGGCTTGTTCTTAATATTGCCAAGATTAACAACACCCAAAATGCATTCACCTCCATTTTTAATACGTTACGATGATATCCCCGTTCACAAGTTTTACATCTTCTACGGGCACTACATATCTTGTTTCTTCTTCTACCGCTACCAGATTTCCGTCAGAATCCACATAAAACTGTGACACCACTTTTTTCGCGTTTTCATTAATTCTAACACTCAACTCCAAATCAGAACTCAGGGCTGGACTGGAGATATCCAGCCCCCATATCAGTTTTTTCTTTCAAAAGTTAAGGTGCTGCCGACCGTCGCATCCGTTGTTAAGTCTGTGGTAGCGTTGTACTCAACACCATTTAAGATCAACTGCGGTTTCGTGGCAGTGCTAGAAGTCGGGAAAATGAATACACCGTATTTCTGAACAGCAATCATCTTTTCCACGGCTTCCTGCGTCTGCACAAAATTCCACTGGCCCGTTAAAGTGGGTGTATCCTCCTGCGGGGACAGGGTTAAGATCGTTCCACCCTCATTGATGATTTTATCGGTTACTTCTACCTTGAGTGTCGCGGGGGTGTTCAGGGAAACGTTATCGGCTTCTACAAAAACAACTGCATTTGAGAACGGGCTGTAGGATACCGTTTTCCAGACATTCAGGAAATAGTTCCAATACATTCCAGACGCAACATACTTTTCTGTAAACCGCAAGTTGTTGTCGTAGACCTGGAAGAATTCTTTATCTACCAGCACCGCTTTTACTTTTGCTGTAATTGCAAGTTCTTCTGCCGTTACAGGTTCAAACCCGTCGGAACTTGCAACGATTTCGGAAAATGCATCGTTATCAAACGTTGACCAGTCATCAATAATTTTCAGACGACCCATAAAATCCGCCTTGTCCATGTGGAAAGCAGACGCCAGGACTTCTACGTCGTACTTGGCGTTGTACATGGCGTCCATAAAAATATACTGGTCTTCCTTTGGTGTATTTGTATGCACTCCTGATGCATTGTATTTCGGAGAAAGAATCGTAATCATGTTTGATACGCCGCGGAATTTTTCTGCGTTGTCATGCATATCGGTGGGAGATACCGCCTGCGGAAACATTTTTCCGTGCGCAATCGATTTAATGAGGAGGTATTTAAACAGTAGATATTCTACGTACTCGTTGGAACGATACACGGAATCAACCAATTTTGCAATAAAATTGCTGACACCTTCTGCGGACAGAAAAGCCTGCCTTAAATCCTCATCCTGTACAGTTAAAGGGAACTGATAACGCATATTCATTACATGGAACGCACTGCGTACATCTGAAATAGAACGCTTAAACTCACGGGACTCTGCTTTATCAACGGAAAATTCTCTGGCCTTGCAAATGTTTACAAAAACTTCTTCCACCGTTTCGCCATATTCCAAATATCCTTTTTTAAGGTCGGCATATGGGTTGTTAAAAGTGGACGACTTGATTAACACCAATGCAATGCGGTTAATCAAAGCATTTAAGAACTGATTCTGTAAAACAGGATTTCCATACAATACTTCTCCCACTTTGGGAATATCCGTTGTTTTTGTAACCTCAGGCACCATGCTCTGATATTCATATGTAGCATTCTGCCTGATGACGTTCAAAATATCAATCGTACTGGCGTTAAGCCCGTTCACGCCTACTCTAGTTGGCATCTTTAATCCTCCTTAAATAATGACTCAAATGTCTTTTTTTCTACCTCGTCATCTTTATCATCTTCCTTGATCGTGGTTTCCTCCACAGCGGAGAAAAAACGGTCATGGTATCTTTTTCTCCATTCCGCGTCATTTTCTTCGTATTTTTTCTTATAATCTCCTGCCTGCAAGACCTGAGAAGATAAATCCTCAAACGTATCGGACAAATCCTCTAAAAGAGAGATTGACTCATCTGATTCAGCATTTTCTGATGCTGTCATATCGCGTATTCGTTCTAATAGAGATTCTTTACTAACCACAGACAAAATCACTCACCTCACTTGTTCTAATACCGAATCATCATCCAAAGTGGCAAACCTTTTCGTTTCGTTGGTTCTGGGCCTGGCCCCGGGCCTGGTGGTACATACCCGTTCAAAAACCAATATGCACACATCACGTTTGCATACTGTTCGTTGCTTAAATAGCCCAAATAAAAATTACCAGAAGTCCAAGTCCAGTTCGATGACGGTTCTGTTTTATGTGCATCAATGTAACGATAAAATGCCCTAGCCGCTTCCTGTCGCTCTGCAAGTGCATTTCCAGGCACTCCCTCCCAGCAAGCGAGAAATTCGGCAGTTAATGTGTCAATATCAGTTGACGTGGAAGAAAGAAAATCAGAAAGCGTTGCGTATCCAAGTATCGAATTGGAAGCTGTCCAGTAGTTTTCATGGATTAAAAATGCTAACTGCCCATTTCCATCGCCATCAGAATAACCATTTGACGTGACCCACGTATGCAAATTGTAGCATCTACCGTACGGCGTTCCAACGTTAGTCCACTGCCCTAATCCGTAACCTCCAATACCATCGTAATTATATTCATGGTCCCAAGTAGTTGGAGTAAGACTTTCCCATATTCCAGGGTTGACACCAGACTCGCGTTTAAAGCATCCACACATAGCAGCAATCACGTAAGCAGATACCGTTGTTCCAACTCCACCGGGGTAACGAAACAAGCGTGTGTAATAACCGGGAGTTGTCTGGAAAGTATTCACGGACACCTGTTCTGCCAATGGCACGGAATCACTATGCGCGCCCATCGTATAACCAGTCATAAGTGTTCCTGCATCGGAACGATATACCATTTCTGTATGCTGGACACTGGACGACTCCACCCAGACAATGTCTCCAGGCATCCATTGCCCGGAGATATCCTGCTCTACAAAGCCAATGGACGAAAGAACAGGAAGCATCGTTGACGTTGTAAAAGCAGTGGCAGAACCGGCAGATGATAAATCAAACCCCCCGGCCTGTAATGCGAACCAGATAAAAGAAGAACAGTCATAACAAGTAGCACCAGTTGATGGGTCAACTTGTTGATTTCGGTATGTCTCAGAATAACCCACATTTTCTGCGTTACATTGCGTAACGGCCCACGAATAACTCTGTGTCAAGTTTGGCATACTGACAACCTACCTTCCTGATTCCTATCTATTGTTCTGTCTCTTTTTCGGAAATCATCACGCACAACTTCTGTACCGCTAAAGTATTGTTTTCCAATGCCTGCTTTAGCTCATTCATTTCTAATCGATGAGATTCGGTCAGCTCTTTGATCTGCTCGCTGTGCTGTACGTTCATTTTGTAAAACGCCCAACCAAGCGCACCGCAACACACAATCGGAAATCCAACTGTACTCACCGCTTGCATAACAAAATTGATGTCCATGTTTCAGTTTGTCGCAGAAAGCCGCCTGGGAGGGGCGATAAAAAAGATTTTATAGTGTGAATACATTTATTTTTTCTGCGACACACCCTCCTTTCCTCCGTTATATAGATAGTATATCATTGGACTTGTAAAAAGTCAAGAAATATAGTATAATATAAGAAAAAAGGTGATTATTATGAATACAAAATATTATGATGGAACAAATCTGCTAAACATGAAAGATATAGATAACAAAGCTCCAGAAATATATATTGTAACGACAAATAGAACAGGTGGTAAAACAACGTATTTCAATCGGTTGTGCATCAACCGATTCTTAAAACAGAGTAAAAAATTTTGTCTGCTTTACCGGTATCAATATGAGCTGGAACAAGTAGCTGAAAAGTTTTTTAAAGACATTAAAGCACTCTTCTTCAACGACTATATAATGGAAGAAAAAACTCTGGGAAAATCAGGGTTTAAAGAACTGTTTATCGGAAAAGACTGGGAACATATGGCTAGTTGTGGCTATGCAATATCGCTCAATGCGTCTGACAATGTAAAAAAATATTCTCATTTTTTCAATGACACAGAACTAATTCTATTCGATGAATTTCAAACCGAATCAAATAGGTATATCAGCGATGAGGTTGGAAAACTCCTTTCCGTTCACACTTCACTGGCAAGAGGAAACGGAAAACAAGTGCGATATTTGCCAGTATTCATGTTGGCTAATCAAGTTACGTTGTTGAACCCGTATTACTCAGCACTTGGCATCGCAGAACGACTCAATTCAAAAACACATTTTCTACGTGGAAACGGGTGGGTTCTCGAAACAGATTTCATAGAATCGGCTGCGAATGCACAAAAAGAAAGTGCTTTTAACAGGGCATTTTCAAGTCACAGGTATACTTCTTTCGCGAGTGAAAACAACTACTTATTAGATAACTATGCGTTCATAGAAAGACCGCATGGAAGATCAAGGTATATCTGTACGTTCAAGGTAGAGGGTGCTTCCTTTTCCATAAGAGAGTTTCCGGATTCCGGAATACTATATTGCGATGACAAATTTGACCCGGATTTCCCCACTAGAATAGCAGTCACTCTTGATGACCATTCAATTAATTATGTCATGTTATCTTCAAACAATGTACTAATTTCGTTCCTGAGAGATTGCTTTCAAAAAGGAAAATTCCGCTTCAAAAACACAAATGCAAAAAACGCTTGCATTTCTTTCCTTAGTTTTCATTAGTTGACATATCAGTTGTTCAGTGGTATACTATATATGTAACTTCATTCTTGTTTGGCTTCCTTATTGATGGGCGGAACACCCGGGTGGAATATCCTGCCGCTCATCTTTCCTGGAGTGGTTCCCGGTTTGGTCGCCCGGAATGGTTAAGTTATAAAAAGGACTATGTGTATGCATAGTCCTTTTATCAATCATCCCACTTTAAGGTGGTCAATCTTGCCAAAGATCGGTCTTTTTTGTTTCTGACTTTATTATAGCTCTTTTTTACTACTTTGTTAAGTAGTTTTTTAAATATTTATAAGATTA